CTACTAATATGGAAACTCAAAACCTAGTTCCTGCTAAGTTTGAGGGTTTTGTGCCTTGGGGCAATTTCAAGACTCTTGAACAAGTAGTCAAGTCTCGTATGTTCTATCCTGTTTTCGTTACTGGTTTGTCCGGTAATGGTAAAACCCTAATGATTGAACAGATTCACGCTAAACTCAAAAAAGAGTTGATTCGTGTGAATATTACCATTGAAACCGACGAAGACGACCTTCTTGGTGGTTTCCGTCTTGTAAACGGTGAAACCAAGTTTGTTCCTGGCCCTGTCATCGATGCGATGGAACGTGGTTGTACTTTGCTTCTAGATGAATGTGACCTTGGTTCTAACAAACTGATGTGTCTGCAACCTGTTCTTGAAGGTAAGGGTGTCTATCTCAAGAAAGTGAACAAGTGGATTACTCCAAAAGATGGTTTCAATGTGATGGCTACTGCCAATACTAAAGGTAAAGGTTCTGATGATGGTCGATTCATTGGTACTAACATCCTTAATGAGGCGTTTCTAGAACGTTTCGCAGTGACTATCGAACAACCATATCCTACCAAGGCTGTCGAGAAGAAAATTGTTCTCGGTTCAATGGAAAAGTATGGTGCAGTTGATGCAGACTTTGCAGAGAATCTTGTGACTTGGGCTGATGTCATTCGCAAGACCTTCTATGATGGTGGTGTCGATGAAATTATTTCTACTCGACGCTTGGATCACATTGCAAAGGCGTTTGCTATCTTTGGTGACAAGTCACAGGCTATCGAACTTTGTGTGTCTCGTTTCGATGAAGATACCAAAACTGGTTTCTTGTCTCTTTACGGTAAGATTGATGCGGGTATTGACCCTCTTGCCGAATCAGAATCAACGGAAGAAGAATCTAATTCTTTCGGAGATGATATCGATTTCTAAGTAAATCGTTATAAATAGTGTGGTGAGTGCCTAAGGGGCTCACCACTTTTTTTTAACCTCGCTGAAAAGGAGAAATGAAATGGTACGTAAGTACAATACCACTGCTATTGCAGATTTTTTAAATGATGTTAGCCCGTATACTGTGGGTTTTGACCACTTGTTTTCAAACCTAAGAGAAGTGGGTTTGGACAGTTCTGGATACCCTCCATATAACATTGTAAAAGATTCTGATGAACACTATATCATTGAGATTGCTGCCGCTGGGTTTGCAAAGACTGACTTTGATATTGAACTTGTTCCTGAAGGTCGTAAACTTGTCGTGAAGGGTGAGATAGTAGATAGAGAACCTAAAGAATATCTTCACAAAGGGATTGGTGAACGTAAGTTTACTCGCGTCTTTACTTTGTCTGAGGATATGCAAGTAACTGGTTCTCAGTTTGCTCAAGGAGTTCTTTATATTGATTTACAAAGAGTTGTCCCTGAAGAAAAGAAACCGCAAAAAATTACGATTGAATAAATCTATAAAGGGGCTTGACAATCAAGCCCCTTTTACTTTAGAATATGTAAACACTTGATAATGGAGAAAGTGAATGAAACTTAGTAATGAAACTCTTGAACTACTCAAGAACTTTTCGACTATCAACCAAAATCTTTTGATTAAGGCTGGTAATACAATTTCAACTATGTCTGCAATGAAAAATATCGTTGCAAAGGCAGACGTTGCAGAAACCTTTACTCAAGAAGTTGCCATTTATGACTTGAACGAATTCTTGTCTGCGGTGTCTCTTTTCAAAAATCCTAACTTCGATTTCCAATCTGATTGGGTCAATATTACCGAAGAAGGAAGTGGTTCGACTTCTTTGAAGTATTACTACTCTGACCCTTCTGTGGTTACAAGTCCCAGTAAGGACATTAATATGCCAGATTCAGATGTTGCATTTGTTCTGGATAGTTCTGTGCTTGACGGTATCAAACGGGCTTCGGCAGTCATTGGTGCTCCAGACTTATCACTCTCTAAAGGTAATGGATGCGGCCCTCGTACTGCTCTGACCGCTAAAGATAAAAAGAACGCGACTGCAAACAATTACTCTGTTGAAGTTGACGCTCAATCTTCTGCAACTGCTTTTAATCTGTTCTTCAAAACAGAAAACATGAAGTTAGTTTCCGATAGTTATGATGTTGCTATCTCCTCTAAGTTGATTAGTCAGTTCACAAGTAAGAACAAAAATGTTACTTACTGGATTGCACTTGAACCCGAATCGACTTATGAGGCTTAATTATGATGGATACATTCTTATGGGTGGAGAAATACCGCCCACAGAATATTGACGATTGTATTCTTCCCGAAGACCTAAAACAAACTTTTAATGAGTTTGTGAAAGATGGACACATCCCCAACCTGATTCTTTCAGGCGGGGCTGGAATGGGTAAGACTACTGTTGCAAAGGCTATGGTGGAACAAATTGGTTCTACCTACATGATGATAAACGGTTCTGAAGAATCTGGTATTGATGTACTCAGAACCAAAATCAAAAACTTTGCTTCTACTGTGTCTCTTGAGGGGGGACGCAAGTACATCATCCTAGATGAGGCCGATTATCTCAACCCTCAGTCTACTCAACCCGCTCTCCGTGGATTTATGGAAGAGTTTCACAAGAACTGCGGTTTTATCCTAACCTGTAACTACAAAAACAGGTTGATCGAACCACTTCAGTCTCGGTGCAGCGGGGTAGACTTTGCGATACCAAACACAGTTAAACCAAAACTCGCACAACAATTCTTTAAGCGTTTGAAAGGAATCTGTGAGGACGAAGGTATCAAGGTAGAAGATAAGGCCTTGATTGAACTTGTGATGAAGTTCTTCCCCGACTTTCGTAGGGTGTTGAATGAGGCTCAACGTTACTCTGCTAGTGGACAAATAGACGCTGGCATTCTTGTTGATTTATCTGACAAGAACATAAACGACCTTATGTCAGCAATGCGTGAGAAGGACTTCAGTGCCGTTCGCAAGTGGGTGGTGAACAATCTTGATAATGACCCCTCTCGATTCTTTAGAACTGTCTACGATAGCCTCTATGACAATCTTGCAGACGCAAAGTCTATTGCGTATGCAGTAGTGACTCTTGGTGACTATCAATACAAGTCTGCATTCGTTGCAGACCAAGAGATAAACACTCTTGCCTGCTTAACGGAGATTATGTCACAAGTTAAGTTCAAATGAAACGTTTAGTATACATTAATAACGGGTTTGTTGGAAACTCGTGGGTAGTATATTTGTCTATGCTGAATGGTGTACCAAAGGTTGTAAAGTTAGCAAGACGAAACAGTAGAGCTGTAATTAATACTAAGATTGCAGAACAAAGGTATAAAGAAAGTGTATACTTTTTTTCTCCAGAAGGACAAATAGAAGATGTTAGACACCAAATTTATGGTACTGAATATATCATAGAAACTTTATCTAGTCCAGACCCAGGCCTTGAACCTAAGTATGATGAAATTGTTGACGGGGTTTTCCATAAAATGCCCCGTGGACATTTAGCAATTAAAGACAAAACTTTTGATTCATTTATGAATCGTCGAAAAAACGCAAGTGTAACTAGAGGTGTATATGACGATTGGGATGGCATCAAAGATGAAAAAGTTAAAAATACTATCTTAGATAGTGATGTCATTGTTCGGTATCAACCTAATGTTTGGGGTTATGAGTTCTCTAGAGAGTTTGCACAAGAAAGTTTGTTTGTATATGCTACAAATAAAGTTAGTAGTCTACTTTTACACTATCTAGAAAAATGCTATGATTGGACTAAAACTGGTATTGAAGTATACGTTATGCATAATTATCCAGAAAGAAAAGAAGAGTTGTTCTTGATGTTGGATGATTGGATAAAAGAACAAAGAAAACTCAAACATGAACTGGAGGATAATAATATTGAACATATTGTTTTCAATACTTCCACACAAGATTGGGTTTCTTTGGGGCTACAGCCTCGTCCAGATATATCCGAAATAATATTTAAACGTACTGATCGCAAAGTCGATTACAAAATTAAAATTATCAATGAGTATCTTGAATATTCTGGCATGCAGTGGGATGATTTAGTCTAGTGAACAAAATCTTTGTCCTTGGTGGAACTAAAACAGGAACCTCTCATTGTCAAGTTTGTTTGGAGACAATGTTTCCAAACCGCAGAATTGCGTCTTGTTCTAAACAAGGTGATGATGTCTGGACAACAAAGTTACTTGCAGGAGACATGTCTTTTTTGGATGATGCCGACATCTTTCTTGATGGTGGACGATGGGACTACGTTTTACCAGATGCATTTCTAGAGACTCTCGACCCTGAGCACACGATTGTTTTAAATAGAAATCCCGTAGATTGGTTGTTCTCTGAGATGGCCTATTTCGATGAGATGTTTAAGATACATCACAAGACACCTAAAAAACTATTACTCTTATTTTTGTACATGCGTAACACGATGTATTATAAATTTACGAAGTATGGTTTTAAAAAATATTCTATTGACAAAGACAAAGAAATGATTGATTGGTTATTGGATGTTTTTCCTACAAATATTTCTGAAGTCGATTTGACAAGACTACGCACAATAAAGTATAATAGTAACACGTATGAAAAGGATGATCCAAACGTACTATATATTTTGGAACATCTAAACATCACTCCAGAAGAAGCAGAGAGTGACTATATTATGAGATTATTATAATGTATGAATTGAAAGATTATTTGAACTCTATAAACTATGAGAAGAAAAATCTCATGGATACCGAAGATGAAATGTGGGAGAAGAAGTATCCCGCCTTTATCGTTAATAAATGCCTATCCCCCTTCCCTGACACAATTCATTTTGTCAATGAGATGAACAGGCTGCCCGGCTTGGATAAAAAGTTACAATATGACTTTTTACTAAATACTCTTAGGTCTCGAAAAAGATTTGCACCGTGGATGAAATCTAGTAAGACAAAAGATCTAGAGTATGTAAAAGAGTATTATGGTTATAGTAATGAAAAGGCCAAGTCTGCTCTAAGTCTGCTCAGTGATTCTCAACTAAAAATTATAAAGGACAAATTGAATAAGGGCGGAAAAAATGGATAGTTATGTATGGTCAAGAGAAAATATGTTGGAGGTGGCTCTCAAAGAGCCCGACGATTTTCTTAAGGTGCGTGAAACCCTTTCACGTATCGGTGTTGCTTCTAGGAAGGAGCAAAAACTTTATCAGTCGTGTCACATCTTACACAAAAGAGGTAAGTATTATATTGTTCACTTCAAGGAACTCTTTGCACTTGATGGCAAAGACACAGACTTGACAGAGAATGATATATCAAGAAGGAATCGTATTGCACTTCTCTTAAGGGATTGGGGACTCGTGTCTTTCCCAGACAATGATGAACCGATTGCTCCTCTAAGTCAAATTAAAGTTATTGCATTTAAAGATAAATCCAACTGGACACTTGAAACAAAATATAATATTGGTAAGAAGGACTAAAATGTGCTTATTCGTGATGAGAGAACCGGCAAGTCGCTGGTGATGTTTCACACCCGTAAAACGGGTGACGTAAACATAAAACAATGGTTTAAAGAAAGTGAAGACTTTTCTGTTGATTATCGTTTGTTCGATGATGGTTATCTTCAACTAAATCGTGATAAGATAAAAGAATATAAAATCAGTAAAATATTCTGTGTCAAACGTAATCCTTATTCTAGGGCTATTTCACAATGGAGATGGTGGAATTGGGAGATGGTCAATGATACCACGTTTGATGAGTGGTTAGACCAAGTACAGGAATCTAGAAGACATCTTCCAGAGAAAGCACAGTGTCCCTTGGATTACAAAGGAGAACGTTGTGAATCTCAGGGATGTGATTGGAAATGTCAATTTCACAAAAACTGTGTGGAAACACAGGAATCACTGATTGGAAATTTATTTCCAGTTCAACTCCTTTCTTTTGAAAATCTACAAGAAGACTTCACTGAGTTTATGCGTAGTATCGATTACGAAGGTGATACTACTTTCCCAAAAGAAATCATAACACAACCACTTGATTGGTTAAAGAAAGAACTCGCTAGAGATGTGCCCAAACTGATGAAAGTCATATACGTGACTAGTTCAATGATAAACACCGATAAGTATCCTGAAATTGTGGAAGAAATTAAGGCTTTACAACCCAACCATTATTATGATAAGATAATGACTTCTGAACACAAAGACAGAGTATACGACTTGTTTAAAACTGATTTCCACTCTCTAGGTTATTCACGATGAAATTTTACACAAATGTTTTGCAGTGGGGGAACAATCTTCTGCTGCGAGAAGTTGTGGACGGTGAACGCAGAAACCGAAAAGTTAAGTACTCACCAACACTGTACGCAGTTGTTGGTAAAGAAACAGGGTACAAAACTATTACCGGCCAGAACGCCGCCCCTATTCAGCACGAAACAATTAAAGAAGCAAAAGAGTGGGTAGAATCCTACAAAGACCAAAAACACCTAATCAAAGGTAGCACCGATTACAAGTATTGTTTCCTAAACGAAACCTACGGTAAGGAATTTGACATGGATCAAATCCTTATCTACACGATGGATATCGAAGTGGAGTGTGACAATGGGTTTCCTAATCCTACGGAAGCAAGTGAACCGATGTTGTCTATTACCGTTAAGAATCACCAGAACAAAAAGTTTATGGTGTGGGGAATGCAACCTTACAAAAACGACAGAGATGATGTCACATACATTCACTGTCATTCTGAGGAAGAACTTCTCAGTGAATTTATTAAGTTCTGGTCATTTAACTATCCCGACATTCTAACAGGCTGGAATGTGGAGTTCTTTGACATCCCGTATCTATACAACAGAATCCACAAACTTCTTGGTGAGGATGTTCTGAAAAGACTTTCGCCTTGGGGGTTTGTAAACTCTAAAAACATTTTCAAAAAGGGTAAGAGTCAAGAAACATACGAAACATTTGGCGTTGCCGTCCTTGACTATCTTGACCTGTTTCGAAAGTTTACCTATAATACTCTGGGCAATCAAGAGTCTTATCGACTAGACCATATCGCTCACGTTGTTCTAGGTGAACGCAAAGATGACAATCCATACGAAACGTTTAGTGAATGGTATACCAAAGACTATCAATCTTTCATCGACTACAACATCATGGACGTGGAGTTGGTTGACAAACTGGAAGACAAACTCAAGTTGATTGAACTGTGTCTGACGATGGCCTATGATGCAAAGGTAAACTACACTGATGTACTTGGAACGGTGAAGTATTGGGATGTCTTGATTCACAACTTTTTGATGGAAAAGAATATTGTTGTCCCTCAAAAAATTCCCGCAGAAAAGTCTGAAAAGTATGAGGGTGCATTTGTAAAAGACCCTGTTGTTGGTGAGTATGAATGGGTTCTATCTTTTGACTTGAACTCTCTGTATCCTCACTTGATTATGCAGTACAACATCTCACCAGAAAAAATGGTTGCAGATAGAACAGTGCCTGGCATGAGTGTTAACAAACTTCTTAACAAAGAGGTTGACACTTCTGTTCTCAAGGGAGTAACTCTGACACCGAACGGTGCTTTGTTCAAAACAGACTCGAAGGGATTCCTTCCTGAGATTTTGGAAAGTATCTACAACGACCGTGTGAAGTACAAGAAACTGATGTTGGAGGCTGAACAGGAATACGAAAACACCAAGAACCCTGCTCTACTCAAAGATATCTCTCGTTACTCAAACATTCAGATGGCAAAAAAGATATCGATAAACTCCGCTTATGGTGCGATTGGTAATCAGTGGTTTCGATATTACAATAACAATACCGCTGAGGCAATCACCACTTCTGGACAACTATCCATCAAATGGATTGAAAAGAAACTCAACGAATATTTCAACAATCTGATGCAAACAGAACATGTTGATTATGTTGTATATGTGGACACCGATTCCGTTTACATCAACTTTGGGCCTTTGGTTGACAAGGTGTTCAAAGACAAGTCTGATAAAACTAAAATCGTTGACTTTCTTAATACTATTGCGTCAGAAAAAATCGAACCGTTTATCGATAAGTCATATAAAGAACTTGCAGATTACCTTCATGCATTTGAACAGAAGATGTTTATGAAACGAGAAGTGATTGCAGACAAAGGTATCTGGACTGCAAAGAAACGATATATCCTAAATGCGTGGGATGTCGAGGGCGTTCGGTATAAAGAACCCAAACTTAAAATCACAGGTATCGAGGCTGTCAAGTCATCTACTCCTTCTGCGTGTCGTGATAACATTAAGAAAGCACTAAACGTCATCATGAATGGTGATTCCAAACAACTCAACACATTTATTCGTGAGTTTCGTCAAGAATTCATGACATTGGATAACAACTTGATTGCATATCCTCGTTCGTGTAATGGTGTACAAAAGTGGAGTGACCCTTCTTCTCTTTACAAGAAAGGTGCTCCGATGCACGTCAAGGGTGCGATACTATACAACCATCTTATTATGAAAAATAATCTAGACGGGAAATACCCACTGATACAAGAAGGTGACAAGATTAAATTTATATATCTTGCAACTCCAAACGTTTATCAGTCATCTGCGATTGCGTATATTACAAAACTTCCCCCTGAACTTAATCTGACTTTGGACTATGACAAACAGTTTGAAAAGTCTTTCATAGAACCACTGAGTATCATTCTAGACAGTATTAAATGGAACATCGATAGAAGTTATGGTTCTCAGGGTAGTCTGGAGGACTTCTGGGGATGATAGTAATGAAACCAGTGGACTTTAGAGTTGCAACTCTGTTTGTTCAGGCGAGACACTATAGTCCAGTAATGCCTAAACTTACTAAACATTATCTTGGTGCATACTATGAAGATGAACTGGTAGGTATCCTGACTCTGGGCTGGGGTACAAATCCAATGGGAACAATTCGTAAAATGTTTCCAGAATTAACCACGGCAGATTACTTTGAAATAGGTAAGATGTGTATGGATGAGAAAATGCCTCGCAATTCTGAAACTCAAATGATGAGTGCAACAGTAAAGTGGATGAAACAAAATACGCCTAGTGTTTCTTACCTATACACTTGGGCAGATGGTATTGTTGGGAAGCCAGGCTACGTGTATCAAGCAGGAAACTTTCTGTACGGTGGGTTTATCTGGAGTGACATTTATGTAACCGAAGATGGCGAGAAGGTGCATTTTAGAACAATCCAACGTAAGATGAAGAAAGAGTTGAACCGCACAGATACTAAGTATGGGCCTAGACCGTCAGATGAAAAGATGGGAGAGTTGGGTTTCAGTAGAGTTTGGGGTAAACAGTTTCGCTACATATACCCGTTAAACAAAAGTTCGAGGAAATACTTGAAACGATCTACATGTGATTGGAACTTAAATTATCCAAAAGATGCTGACTTACAGTGGAAAATAAAAAAGCCAGGCGAGACAGAATATCGCTTGACAAACACCATACCTTATGATTATAATGGAAACAATGTTAACCATAACTCGTCAAACGTAAATAAAGTTGCCGACAAATGGGGAACAGGAACCCTTGAATCTTTTTTATGAAAGCGCAAACAAACACAGAACTTTATAATTTCTTAAAGACTTGTGCAGATAATACAGGCTTGCCCGTAATGAGTAAGCCTCTTTTTATTGACACAACTGAGAAATATGGTAAGGAAGTTTTTCGTTCAACTCTCTCAGAGTATATTACAAAAGAAAAACCTCCTTATCCTCTAAAACAATTCAACGAACAAAAGGTAATAGAAAACTTTCGTAAGTTAGAGAAAGCACCTTTTACGGATTACATCTACATTCCAACAAAAGAAGTTGTTGAAAAATATGATGACTACAAATATTCATACAAAGATTTTGGACTAGGTTTTATTGATGGGCCATCAACCTTCAATTACTGCGCCGATTCTTTTATGAATGATTTGCGTATGCGTTGTGGTTCATATGGTTTCAAAGCGCCAGTAACAAGATGGGAAGATGGTGATAATATTTGGGGTGCGTTTGGGCCTATTTGGAGAGGCGTAAACGATGCACAAGTTTTATCTCCAAAAACATATACCATGGCATTTCGATTGGGTACATACATCGCAACTCAGTTCAAACCTATTGTTGCGAAAACAATTTATGACATGACTCGTGCGAAAACCGTATTGGATACCTCTATGGGATGGGGTGACAGACTCACTGGATTCTATGCTTCAAACGCAACTCATTACATTGGTTGTGACCCTAACCCGAACACATTTGAACGTTACGAAAGGATGATAAAATTTTATGATGGAATCTACAATAAATCTCGTGGTAAAAAGACTGTCCAGATTTACAACTGTGGTGCAGAAGATTTGCCGTGGGATGAAATCAGCAATGTTGATTGTGCGTTTACTTCTCCCCCGTATTTTTCGACAGAAAGATATAATGAAGGTGGGGAAAAACAGGAACTACAGTCGTGGGCTAAATTTAATGAGTACTCTGCTTGGAGAGATGACTTCTATCTTCCTGTTGCAAAGAATAGTTTCGACTCGTTAAGTGAACGTGGTGTTCTGATGGTCAACATTCTTGACCCTAAGATACATGGAACAAGATATCGTTCTGGGGATGAACTTGTTGATATGTTGCGTCCAAACTTTTTGGGACAGATTGGTATGCGAATCATGCAACGTCCTCAAGGTGCTTCTGTTTTCAAAGATGAGGATGGAAACTTTGACAAAGAGGCTATGGACAAGTTCATGAATAAACTATACATGGAAAACGTCTGGTGTTTTGGTAAAGACACTTCTGTTGATTTGTTTTCAGACGTTAGAGTCAATACACTGGAGTCTTTCTTTTGAACATTGCAACACCGGCAGACTTTGATGAAGTCTGGAATATATTTCAAAATAACAAAGAATGGTTTCCACATGTGTGGAACACAAAAATAAGGAAAAGAATAGAATTAGGTCAGTGCGTTTTACAAGATGGTGTGGTGATAACTTTCCATCAAAATAACGCAACTAGGCCCATAGGACGTGACACAGATGTAAAGGTCGAGCGTGATTCATACACGATTCACCAAATCGTTAACTCCGTAAAGGGTAACGGTAATGCGTCAAAGGTCATGAAAGAATTCTTTGATTGGACAGGACAAGATGTGTACCTGACTGTCAGAGAATCAAACCTTGCTGCAAACTCATTTTATAAAAAGATTGGTATGCAACCAGTAGGTTATATCAATTGGAGTGAGGGAAAAATGAAAGGCAGGGTTTGGAAATTTAAATCTTAACAGTCCAGTAGGACAGGAGAAAAAAATGAAAATGCACTTTGATATTGAGCGTTCGCTCAAAGAAAATCCCCCATCATATCCAGAAGGGGTACACTTTGTAAAAAGGATAGTAACTAATCGAGGAAATCTGATTCGAAATAAACAGGCTAGACTGTTGTTGACTCGTCCAGAAAATGTTGCTAAGATTGTACAGTCTTATCAAGTCAATGGATTTCTTTATGACCAGCCTGTACAGGTTGTTGAGGACAACGAAAAGGATCCTAGAAAGAAAGACATTTTGGGTGGATATAATAGAGACGCTGCTCAAGAACAACTGGGATGGCAATCTACTATCGTGGATGTAGTAAAATTTGATTCACCTCGAACTCGCAGGGAGTTTATCTATGTTGACAATCACATTTTAAACCCCAGAACTGGTAATACTAGAGATGATATTCTTAAAGGCTTATCAGATGGAATCGCAGAAGGATCTATAAATATTTCAGATGATAAGGATATTAAAAGTTTTATTTCTGTTGCTGCTGGAGATATGACTGAAGAACAACAGGAAAATATTTTTAACAGTTTCAGAAAAGAACACTCCCCATTCCAATCTATGCGTCCTTTCATTGCTAGGACTGCGGCCGCTTGGTTAAAAGAAAATGGTTATCAATATCAGGGCGTAAAAAATCGCAGTGTTGATGGTATTGCATATGCTAGACCTTCGGGGTTTAGTAAGGGTGCGTTTTGGGATGGATTAGAACTATCTAGAAAAAAAAGTATTGATACATACGCCCCCGTAACTATCTACGGGTATATTGAAAGCCCTAAACCATCCCAACTTGAGGCTGACAGAAAGGCATGGTTAAAGGATTTTGCAAAAATGAATTCTAAAGTTCAAGAAATTTGTCAATATGCTATGACTTTAGATACTCAAGAAGTGAATGACAAAGTGGTTTCCGTATTTAAGTTTGGTGGATTCCTTCCACAGAACATCGGGCTAAATAGTCACGGACAAGTTGAAGAAACAGGATTGGTTGATGAGTTCGGCAATCCATTTGTTGGAGAATAATTATGACAGACTTTTTAAAAGACATTATAAAAACAACCGGAAATGAATATGCCGGTATTGTTGAAGATGGTGTAGAAGCAGGAGACGTTGATAGTTTTATTGACACTGGTTCTTATATCTTTAACGCACTCATCTCAGGCTCCCTTTATGGGGGCCTGCCTTCAAACAAAATTACCGCACTTGCTGGTGAATCGGCAACAGGTAAGACTTTCTTTCTCATGGGAATGGTAAAGTCTTTCTTAGATGCAAATCCAGATGCGGGGGTTTTGTACTTTGAATCTGAGTCTGCAATCACAAGACAGATGGTTGTTGATAGGGGGATTGACCCCTCTCGTTTAGTTATACTTCCAGTGACTACGGTTCAAGAGTTTAGAACGCAGGCAATCAAAGCTCTCGATTCTTACATGGAAACCAAAGAAAGTGACCGAGTGCCGTTGATGATGTGTCTTGATTCTCTTGGTATGTTGTCCACAACCAAAGAAGTAGAAGACACCGCAGAGGGTAAAGAAACTCGTGACATGACTCGTGCCCAAGTTTTGAAGGCCGCATTCCGTGTGTTGACTCTAAAACTTGGTAAGGCAAAAGTACCGATGGTAGTTACTAATCACACTTACGATGTTGTTGGTTCTATGTTCCCACAAAAAGAAATGGGTGGTGGTTCTGGTTTAAAGTATGCCGCATCGTCTATCGTTTTCTTGTCTAAGAAGAAAGATAAAGATGGAAGTGAAGTGGTTGGAAATATCATTCATTGTAAAAATCACAAGTCTCGTTTGACTGTAGAAAACAAAATGGTTGATGTTCGTCTAAACTTTGAAAAGGGTTTGGATAAATACTACGGACTTGTCCAGTTGGCTGAAAAGTACAACATCTTCAAAAAAGTTTCCACTCGTTATGAACTACCTGATGGGTCAAAAGTTTTTGGTAAAACAATTCAAGACGATCCAGAAAAATACTTTACAGATGAGATAATGCAACAACTAGAGGAAGTGGTTGCAAAGGAGTTTAAATATGGAAACGGTTGAGTATTGTTACGTTGAAAGTGACTCACAAAATCAAACGTGTATTGGTATTCGCAATGGTGAATACGAAGGAACTATTTTCAAGTACGGAAAGATTGGTGTCCATGAGGAAGATGGTGAGGCCTCTCTCGCGTTTGAGTATGACGTGGTAGAAACAAATGGAAAAGACGCTGAAGAATTTCGAGAAGGCAAATTCAAAGAAATCTGTGGCGACATCCTATTAAAAATCTTGTCTGAACAAATGAAAGAAGATGGTAACTCCTGAACAAAGACAAAAGATACTTTCCAACTGTCTTGCCTATATGCAAGATTTAGGTAAGAGAACGGGTAGAGTCATGTCTAAGGACATGATTGTAAATCTGCAATACCTAAACGAAACGCAACAAAGTGACTATATTGACTTTTGGGATTCGGTTGTAACGTATCTTAAATTGTCTGGTTCAAAAACCTTTTTGGATTTTGGGTCAGGTACTAACACAATGGCTGCAATTGGTAGATGGAACGGGCTGGACTTCAAGACATCTGATTTACCAGATGAACGTGATACCGACAACTTCCTTAGTCCATTTCCGTTGTGGAGAAAACGTCTTGATTTTCCTCTGGACATTACAAACAGTTGGATTGACCAAGACGATTTCACTATTGGTACTGACCTAAAGTTTGACACAATGGTGATTACAAGGTTTTCTTTGTTTAAAGAAAGAAAAAGAAATGGGAGAAAACTAACAGAAAAACAAATAAAAAGATTTTTCGATGAGGCGTTTAGAGTCGCAGACAAAATAGTTTATGTCGAGTTCCCTCCAAACGAAATGCGAAAAGACCTTGTAAATTACGCTAAGATGTTTTATAATGTACAGCAATTACATAATATGCCACAAGTATATGATGTACCATTGAACACGCCACTGAGTGTTACGGAGATATCAAAAAGATGACTCAAACAATTGAAAGAACTATTCTTAGCAATCTAGTCTATAACGAAGACTATGCTAGACGTGTTCTTCCTTTCCTAAAAGACGAATACTTTGGGAATCGTGAAGAACGAATTATCTATCAAGAAATCCATAAGTTTATTGATAGATACAACAAGCCACCTGTTAAAACCTCTTTGCATATTGAAATAGACAATCGCAAAGACTTAACTGAAGACCAGTTCAAGTCTGTCAATTCTATCATAGAGACACTGAACTCACTCGATGTTGAGATGGAATGGTTGCTAGAAGTCACAGAGAAGTTCTGTAAGGACAAAGCCATCTACAATGCAATCATAGATGGTATCAATATTATCGATGGTAAAGACAAAGACAAGACGGCTGACGCACTTCCAAGTATGTTGACTAACGCACTTGCAGTTAGTTTTGACAATCGTGTTGGACACGATTACGTAGAGAACGCAGAAGACCGATTTGAGTTCTACCACAGAAAAGAGGAAAAGATTCCTTTTGACTTGGAGTTTTTCAACAAGATTACTAAAGGTGGATTGCCGCAAAAGACATTGAACATTGCGCTTGCCGGAACTGGTGTTGGTAAATCTTTGTTCATGTGTCATATGGCTGCTGACTGTCTGTCTCAGAATAAGAATGTCTTGTACATCACTATGGAAATGGCAGAGGAACGTATCGCAGAAAGAATTGATGCAAACCTGATGAATATTTCTATGGAAGACTTACATGCACTTCCAAAGAACATGTACGAAGATAAGATTGGGAATCTTGCAAAGAAAACAAGTGGTAAACTTATTATCAAGGAATATCCAACTGCATCTGCACATGTTAATCATTTTCGTGCATTGATAAAAGAACTTGCAATCAAGAAGAGTTTTAAACCAGATATAATCTTCATAGATTATCTAAATATTTGTGCATCATCTAGAATGAGAGCCTTAGGTGGTTCTATTAATTCCTATAGTTACGTTAAGGCAATCGCAGAGGAACTGCGTGGACTTGCCGTTGAATGTAACCTTCCTATTGTGTCTGCAACGCAAACAACACGCTCTGGGTATTCCAACACAGATGTGGGGTTAGAAGATACCTCAGAATCTTTTGGTTTGCCTGCGACTGCTGACTTCATGTTTGCCCTGATAAGTACTGAAGAGTTAGAAGAACTCAATCAGATTATGGTCAAACAGCTGAAGAACCGATACAACGATCCCTCTGTAAATAAACGTTTTGTTGTCGGTATAGATAGATCAAAGATGAAACTCTTTGATGTTGACTTGAACGAACAACAGGACTTAGTTGATTCTGGACAAGAAGACGATTCTGTTCCCGTGTTCGATAGAGGAAAAAACTACGAAAATTTTTCTAATTTTAAATGATAAATAATTAAAGGAGATTGTAATGTTTAAATGGCTGAGAAGTTTGTTTGTCGCTGAACCTACTGGTGAAAGGGCAAAAGATGACAAGGGTAGATTTGTTGCAGATGACCCCTCTACACCTAATGTAAATGAGGCGTATGTTGATGGGAAGACTCCGACTCCAAAGGACAAACCTGTTCGTAAGAGAAAGACTACTCCCCGCAAAAAGAAAACTACTGCAAAGAAAAGAGCACCTAGAAAGAAGAAAGTAGATGCCTAAAAAGATAGTTGCACCATGGCACAGGAGAATGCTCCCGTCTTGGTTTCCGAGATTCAAGGTCACAGTGACTAACATCGGAGACGGGGGTATTCGCTATGTTGCAAAACATATTCACGTAAACAACACCAAAAGACTCAAATTAACCACTTGGGACGATAGGGTGGTTGACCTCAAGTCTTCTGAAGGCCTCACCGTAATTGTCGAAGAATACATAGACGATTTAGATTAAACGCTTGACTCCTCCTAAATAGTTTAGTATAATTGCAATATACTAGAGAGAGGGAGTATAAATGGCGGTTCCAAACATAACGACTATCAAGTCTTTACAAACGGCTGTAGAGAAATTTGGATATCACATTAAGGAATCCAAGTCTACCAATCTCACAGTTCTTTTAGCTACCAAAAATGACCGTATCCCCGCACTAGAAGATCTTGCAAAAAGATTAGGTGGTGTATATAACACCGAAAACAAATCCGGCTCTTCAATAGGTAGAGTTGAAATAAAAAAATACTACATTCTCGCAAAGAACGCCAGTGGGGGTTCTGGTGGGGGTGCAGAGATTACTGCCTTAACAGAATGTATGCAGTGTTACTATTGTTCATATGTGTTCAACATTGCAAAGAAAAACATCACAAAAACTTTAACCAAAGCACAACTTGAAAAGGCTGGAAAGTATGTTGATGCTGACAGGTCTCTAGAAAAGATTCTTAAAAATGGGCCAGAGGATTGGATAACCACAGATGTATATCTGAAAACCGCAAACAAAGTTTTTGATGAGTATGGTTCGAAGATGAGTACTCCGGTTTATTTTCATCGTGGTTCAAAGTTTATGACAAATATCTACAAGGCAAAAGCAGCTTGTCATAAAATAGATAAGGCTTCAGAAGAGACACAGGCTCCTGGCTCATTTTCAAACGACAAATGGAATCCTGGCGATATTTGGGCATCCACATTTAAACCAAACGAAACACCTTTGAAAGAGAGTGTTTCCAATTGGAAAACATTAAATGATAAAGTATATCAACTCGCACTTTCTGGAGAACTTCTTGGTATTTCACTGAAAAAAATTGGTAAGACTGCTAAGGCAACTTCAAAAGAATTTAACTTACCTAAAGGTAAATCTGCAAAGAGTCCCGTATACAAATACAAGAGTTGGTCTTTTGGACAGACAGGTGAGTTTTTCGACTCAAAGGACTTATACGTCACTTGTGATGCCGGTACAATGCAGTTTAGAACCTTTGGTGGAGAGAAGTCATGGCAGGGAGAAATTAAGGGTGGTGCAGCCGCTGGTGGTAAAATTGGTGGGGGTAACGTTGATTTCTACATGTCCCAAGTTTTGAACAAAGATATATATCAAGGCAAAGGAAACGAATCATCACTTTTAACTGCATTGGGACAAGACAAAAACAAAGTCGCTGAAAATGCATACATGATATACGAAAAGGTAAATAGTAAGGGCAATCCTAAAAAACCAATCATGACTAAAAGTGATTTTATGAAACAGTGGAAGGCAAGCCCAAAAGAATATACAAACAGTAAATATATTTGTCTGCTTTTTATCTATAATTTTTTGACGGCAAACACTGCAAAAAGAAACGAACTAATCACTAAGATTTTCCGCTACGCACAAAGTGATGTGGATCAATCTAGTTACTATATAAAAATATCCTAAAATGATGAACTTTAAACAAACGTTAACAGAAGACAAGGCAGGGAAAAACCTGCACTTAGAACACATAGAAGACGAAATCATCAACAACGGTGTTGAGGGTGGACGTGCTGCAATCAACTTCCTGAGAAGTCTCAGAGATATGTTGGCCGGTAGTGCGAGAAGTTCTGTCAACATGACGGTAAAGTGGGATGGTGCGCCTGCAATATTTGCCGGTATCGACCCCTCTGACGGCAAATTCTTTGTTGCAAAAAAGGGAGTGTTTAACGTCAATCCAAAACTTTACAAAACAAACGCAGAGATTGATGAAGAATTGAAAGGTGACTTAAACTCCAAGTTTAAAACTGCACTCGCAGAGTTTCCTAAGTTGGGAATCACTGGTGTAATTCAAGGCGATTTGATGTTTGCCGATGATATCGAAAAAACAAATATAGACGGTGAAACCTTTCTGACTTTTCAACCAAACACTATTGTATACGCAGTGCCTCCCGATTCAGATTTAGGGAAACAAATTGTTAAGGCAAAGATTGGTGTAGTTTGGCATACAACTTACGAGGGTAAGACTTTGGAGTCTATGAAGGCTAGGTTTGGTGTGGATATCTCCAAACTAAAAAGTGTCCCTTCTATCTGGATGGATGATGCGTCATATAAAGACGTTTCTGGAAAGGCAAACTTCAACGCGAAAGAAACAGAGTACGTAACTAGAATCTTATCTGAGACAGGTAGGGTTTTCCAAAGAATCAACGCAAACCAACTCCGTTCTTTTAATAGGTTACAGGCGAGTCTGAAAAAACCTATGGTTGGTGCTATGTATGCTACTTATATGAACAGTAAAGTTCGTAAGGGAGAAAAGGTTTCTAATCCAAAGTCTCATGCAGAGGGTTATGTAAAGTGGGTCAGTGATTCTTTACAAAAGAAAATAGATACTATGAAGAGTCCGGCTGGGAAAGAAAAATACGAAAAGATGCAAAAAGAACTTGTGGTAGAGTTTAAAAAACACACAAGAAACTTAGAAAACATAATTATTTTTCAAAATCTTCTTGTAGATGCTAAAATGCAAATAGTAAAAAAACTAAATAGTGTTAAGCAGCTTACAAGTACTTTTATTCTCACAGATAGTGGATTTAAAGTGGTAAACCCAGAAGGGTACGTTGCAATAGATAGAGTGAGTGGTAACGCTGTAAAACTAGTAGATAGATTGGAGTTTTCGTACAATAATTTTACTGCACGAAAACGATGGGATAAATGAAAAAATATAACGAACTCATATCCGAACTACGGGTAAAAACCGTAGCTCAGCGCAAAAAGATTGCCCGTCAACTTTCTAGACGGATGAAGTCTTCTACCTTTCGCAAAAAGGTAGAGCGTTCAAAACTGCGTATAGCATCTCCTGAAAAACAAGTTTTAAAAGCTAGAAAACTTGCAAAACAAAAAATAATCAAAAAGTTTTATCCCAACTACTTTAACGCATCTCCTGTGCAACGTATGCAAATAGACCAAAGAATTGCATCAAAGTATGGGGCGATGATAGAAAAACTTGCAAAAAAACTTAGAAAAGAAATCCGACAACGCGAAATAGAAAAAGTAAGAGCCGCGAGGGAGAGGTTGAACAAAAAATGAAATCATTCAAACAGTTAAACGAAGCACCAGAAAAAAAGGTTGTATTTACTTTTGGTAGATTCAATCCCCCTACTACTGGCCACGAAAAACTTATCAGTAAAGTAAAGTCTGTTGCTGGGTCTGATGATTTCAAAATATATCCATCGTATTCTCAGAACGCAAAGAAAGATCCTCTTCCCCATGCACTGAAAGTGGCGTACATGAGAAAGATGTTTCCACAACATGCAAAGAGTATCATTGCAGATAAAGATTCAAAGACTGCTATAAACGTTGCGGTAAAACTTTACAACCAAGGTTACAGAGATGTGACTATGGTTGTTGGTTCGGATCGAGTAAACGAATTTAAAAACTTACTGACTACCTACAATGGGGTAGAAGGTAAGAGACATGGTTTCTATAAGTTTGACAAACTTAACGTGGTGTCTGCTGGTGAACGTGACCCTGATGCTGAAGGTGTTGAAGGTATGTCTGCATCCAAAATGCGGGCTGCAGCTGCCGATGGTGACGTAGAAAGTTTCATGAAAGGGTTACCAAGTGGTTTCAAAGACGGTAAAAAACTTTATCGTGATGTAAGAAAACACATGGGAATCCGTGAAGAAAAAGACTTACCTATCGAAACAGACGAAGAGTCTTTGAGAGATGCGTATCTGACAGGTAAACTATGGAAGATTGGTGATACGGTACACACCGAAGAACATTCTGGTACGGTCATTTCGAGAGGTACAAACTATCTCTCTTTCATTGACGAAGAAAAAAATATTCACAAGGTCTGGTTGCACGAAGTCCGACAAGACCCTGACATCAAAGACAGAAAGGGAACGCAGCCTGCAAAGTATCATTCAGGTCTTTCAAAGTCTACTAAAACAAAACGAGACGCACACTTCCAGAAAGGAAGAGAAATGGATGATGATAACCCTGCAGCATATAAACCTGCTCCTGGCGACAAGGATGCAAAAACCAAACCATCGAAGTACACACAAAAGTATAAAGCCATGTTTGGTGAGGCTCCTTTAAATGCAAAAAGGGAGACAATATTAAAGTATGTTCTAAATGATATTGAAAAGAAGGCTGCAAAAAATCAGTACGATATAAACTTCATAAAACAGGTTGCAAAACTTGTTGATAAGGAAGTTGCCGACAAAGGTAACAAAAGGTATCAGTATGAAGAAACCGAACAAGAACTTACAGAAAAGATTAAAGGACTTGTAAATAAGTCTGAAAAGTCTGGTATTGCATACAGCATCTTAAAGAAAGTATATGATCGAGGGATCGCCGCGTGGAGAACCGGACACCGACCAGGCACTACTCCACAACAGTGGGCGTTTGCAAGAGTCAATTCGTTCATAACTGGTGGCGGCGCAAGAAAATCAGATAACGACCAATGGCAGAAACATAAGGGGCGTAAAGAGGCTTTTGAAATTGGGAAAGACTATGCAGACCATACACGAAAGGTAACTCCCGATTATATAAAGAAGCTCAAGAAAGAAGATTCTTGTTGTGATGATTGTGAAGAACTTTTCGACCATGTTATTACTGAAGCCGAGTATCAAGGTAAAACAGTAAAGTTAAACGATCCTATTCGTACAAATGAAGTTCCTACTAAGAAGTTCAAAGTGTATGTGAAGGACGGTGACAAAGTTAAAGTTGTGCGCTTCGGTGATCCTAATATGGACATCAAACGAGACGACCCTGCAAGAAGAAAGAACTTCAGAGCAAGACACAACTGTGCAAATCCAGGCCCGAAAACAAAGGCAAGGTATTGGAGTTGTTACCAGTGGCGTGGCAGTGCAAAGGTAGATAATTAATGCAAAACGAAATGTCAGAGTTTGTCTCTCTGTTGGCCGAAGAAAAAAGAAAGTCGGCAATTATTGCAGAAGAAAAGAGACGAATAGAAGAGGAAAAGAAAGTCAGACTCACTCCAAGAGTTGACATTGGTTCCTCTTTGTCTGAATTTTTTACACTTGTTGCAGAGGCGCCTCGTATTCCAAAAACGAGAAAAAATCAAGACCCAGACACACATTCTGATTTGTACACAGATGAGAATCCAAAAGGAACAATTCATGGACTTGGTTTTAAAGATGTTGCAACTGCAAAGGCGTCTGTGAAAAAAATCATTAACTCTGGCAAAACACATGCACACAAGATTCAAGCAGCTATTGCAATGGAACAACGTGCAAGAGTTATGGGAAAGACTGCTGAGGCAGCGGTTTTCAGAAAGTACATCGAGAAGATGAAAAAGAAAACCAAGGAAAAACAAAACGAAGAAAAGGTTGATATCCTCAAAACGTTTTTTCAACGCCTAAATGATTTTGAGGAAAAGTTAGATGAAGCTGCATTTGCTGCAGTTCCCCCTGAAGAAGTTCCGAACGCAATGCAACAGATGGCAGACAGGATTTCTAAAGTCGTTCCTGATTCTGCGAAACCAAAACCGATGGATGATATTTCGGTATTGGCTAGAGACTTTAAAGTGTTCAAAGAGATTGTTACAAGACAACTCGCTTCTATGACTGCCGGAAATGGGTGTGGTGGATCTGCAAACTGTTTTTATTTCTTTGATATTGATGTATCTTCCCTTGGTGATGGTAAATTCTTAGTATATAATGCGTCTACACAGAAGCTAGAGTTTACAGATCAAGTGGATGGTAACTGATGTCACTGAAAATTAAACTCAAACAGATTGATGGAGTACCAACTACCGATGACTTGGAGAACAAGGAAATTGGTGTTGATATTGCCAACAGTAACCTTTATATAAATTTAGATGGGGTTATTACTAGCGTTGGCGGCGGTGGCGGTGGTTCCAGCAATCTTGTTCTATCTGATACCGAAGCCGGAACCCAACAAGCAGTTAGACTAGTAGATTTTTTCACTGCCGCTGGCGGGCTATCATCAGCAAACACTCAATTTCAGTTTGATGAGTCTATAGATGATCAACTCGTGTACACGGGAACAAAAACGTTTACACTGTCCAATGGTGATACTTTAGAAAGTAGTGGTATCACATTGTTTCAGTTTTAAGGAAATGTAATGACAGCAAAAACACCAATAAGAACGGTATTTACTGGCGCAACTGCTACTGGACTTGCAGAATATCAAACTGGAGAGTTTATCCCTCTAGCGAATGGTGGACTTGGAGCTGCTCTTTCTATAGGTTCTGCGGGTCAGGTGCTTAAGGTTAACTCTGGTGGCACGGCAGTTGAGTTTGGAGCAGTACCAGTTGCCGACATTGATAGTGCAACAGACTTAACAAGCGCAACTATCGCGGGGGCAGATTTACTTTTAATCTCAGATGGGGGCACAGAAGGAAAGGCTACGTTCGACCAAGTTGCAACTTTTGTACAAACCACGTCAGACACAGATGATATTTCAGAAGGTAGTACTAATCAATATTTTACAACTGCACGAGCTAGATCTGCATTTAGTGCCGGTACAGGAATCTCTATTTCTAGTGGTGAAATCAGTACAACTATTACTCAGTATGCAGATTCGGACGCTAGAGGTGCTATAAGTGTAACTGATTCTGGTGGTGACGGCAGTCTTGCTTACAATTCTTCTACTGGTGTCATTACCTACACAGGCCCGAGTGCGGCAGAGGTAAGGGCGCATATTTCTGGTGGTACAGGCGTCACAGTAACAAGTGGTAGTATTGCTATAGGACAGGCGGTAGGAACTGGTGACGATGTTACTTTCAATAGTGTCGCTGGTAATCTTACAGGTGATGTAACTGGTAATGTCACGGGTAACGTAACGGGTACGGTATCATCTGTATCAAATCACGATACAGATGATATTTCTGAAGGTGCAACTAACCTATACTACACAGATGCCAGATCAAGGGGTGCTATAAGTGTAACTGATTCTGGCGGTGATGGATCATTAGCATACAACAATACAACTGGTGTTATTACCTGCACGGGCCCAAGTGCTTCTGAAGTAAGGGCACATATAAGTGCTGGCACAGGTATTAGTATTACGGATGGTGAAATTAGTACAACCATTACTCAATATGCAGATTCAGATGCAAGAGGTGCCATCTCCGTAACAGATTCGGGCGGTGATGGAAGTCTTGCGTATAATTCTTCTACTGGTGTATTAACCTATACAGGCCCAAGTGCATCAGAGGTTAGAGCCCACATTTCTGGTGGTACAGGCGTAACAATTACTGATGGTGAAATTGCTATCGGGCAGGCAGTCGCAACAAACAGTAACGTACAGTTTAATAATGCGGTCATCGATGGTAATCTTACAGTAAACGGTACAACAGTAACCAACTCTGCAACCAACACTACAATCGAGGATGCATTGATTGAATTGGGGTCAGGAAACTCAGGTGCGAACTCAAACGATCTTGGACTTATCTTAGAAAGAGGAAGTACAGGTGACAATGGATTTATTGGTTTCGATGAAAGTGAAGATAAATTTATCGTTGGAACTACCACTGCAACTGGTGCGTCTTCTGGTGGCTTGACAATTACAAAGGGGACTTTACTTGCAAACATCGAAGATAACGTCACTGGTACGGTTTCTGATGTTAGTAACCATGACACAGATGAC